CATATTTAGTTAAAATTAATACTTGCAATATTACTCTAATCTGAAAAGATAAATGTATGTCTAATATACTTTGCATTTCAGACTTGCATGAGCCTTATTCTCATCAAGATAGCTATCACTTTCTAAAAGCTATTAACAACAAATATAAATTTTCAAGAGTCGTAAACATTGGAGACGAAGTTGATTACTCAGCTTTATCATTTCATGACTCTGATCCTGATCTACCAAGTGCTACTAAAGAATTAGAACTTGCACAATACAAAATTAAAAAACTAGAAAAGTTATTTCCTAAAATGGATTTACTTCATAGTAATCATGGCTCTCTTGTTTATCGTAAAAGAAAACATCATGGATTTCCAAGACAAGCTATAAAAGGTTATGCAGATATATTAGGTGTCAATTATAAAAATTGGAAATGGCATGAAAGATTAGTTATTAAAGATAAATATGGTGAATATTATTTTTGTCATAACATGAGTAAAGATCCTGTTCAATCTTCTATGTCTATAGGCTATAATTTTATACAAGGACATTTCCACACCGATCTAAAATTAGGGTACTGGAATTCGCCTGAGAAACTTAGATGGGGAATGACTATAGGTTGTTTAATAGATAAAGATTCTTTAGCTTTTGCTTATTCTAAAATAAATATTCGTAGACCTACTCTTGGTTGTGCAATTATTCTTAATGGTATTCCTCAATTAATTCCTATGGTACTTGAAAAAGGTGGTAGATGGAATGGAAAAATTTGAGAATAGTTTATCAATCTGGTAAACTTTATTTAAGTCTTACTAAAGATGAATCTAAAGATATAGAACCTAGTAAACCTACAGAAATAGATATATCTTTGATACCTGTCTTATTCCAAGACATCTCACAAATAACACATGAAAGATTAAAAGAATTAGAATGTACGAAGAAATAAAACAACAAATTATCAAACATGAATCAAAAGTTAACGAAATTTATCCTGACCATTTAGGCAACGCCACTTTTGGAATAGGACATTTAGTTTTACCTACAGACGATTTAAAGGAAGGAGTAAAATATGATGATACGAAAATTATGGAGTTCTTTGAAAAAGACTTCAGCCAAGCTGTTAAAGATTCAAGAACTTTCACTCAAGAAGAAAATATTGATCCTGTCGCTTTTGGCTGTGTTATTAATATGGCTTTTCAGTTAGGACTGCCAAGATTACTAAAATTTAAAAACTTTCGATACCACTTAAACAAGTGCGATTATGAATCTGCTAGTTCAGAAATGCTTGATAGTTTATGGGCAAAACAAACACCCAATAGAGCAAAAGAATTAGCAGAAACTATGAGGAGTATTTAATGTTAGCTAACCTACTAGGTGGAGATCTTGTTAAAAGTGTAGGAGGAATTATAGATTCACTTCATACCTCACAAGAAGAAAAAGATAATGCTAAAATCAAACTTAAAGAAATAGAAGCACAAATAAACAAAACACAATCAGATATAAACCTTGCTGATTCTAAGTCAGTAGCAGGTGGTATTTCAGGTATGCTACAAAGATCGTGGAGACCACTCATAGGAATGTCCTGTGCGTTAGCTATATTTTGGGAATATGTTTTAAAACAATTCTTAATGTTCATTATAGCTACATTTAATTTAGAGACTGCACCCTTACCAGAACTTGATGTAGGTACATTAATGCCTTTAGTCATATCACTTTTAGGAATGTCAGGAATTAGATCGTTCGAAAAATTTAAAGGAGTTAGCAAATGAGTACAGTAAAAGAAGTAGAATCAAGACTTAGAAAAGAAAAGAAGATTAACAAAGAATTAATCAAAGAGATTGAAGAAAAAAATCTACATATAAAGTTTCTTACAGATCGTCTCGATACAAGAACTGATGAGAAGTTTAGACTAAATACAAGTGTTTTAAACATGACTGTAGATCAGTTTATTGAAATGAAACAGAAATCTAATGGCAACCTATCAAGGTAAAACAGTTACTCTTAATAAACCTATGAGGGGTGATGTTAAGAAGTTTAAGGTGTTCGTAAAAGACGGAGATAAAGTTAAAAAAGTTAATTTTGGTGATCCTAATATGAGCATTAAGAAGAACCAACCTGCACGAAAGAAATCTTATTGTGCTAGATCAGGTGGGATTAAAGGTAAGAACAATAAACTTTCAGCTAACTATTGGAGTAGGAAAGCATGGAACTGTTAAAGGAGTAATAAATTATGCCTATGTATAAAGGAAAGTCATATAAGTATGACGCTAAAGGACTAAAGAAACTAAACGAAGATAAGAAAAAAGACAAAAAGAAAACTAAAAAAAAGGCTAAATAATGTCTCTTTATGAAAATATTAATAAACAAAAAAAAGCTGGTAAGTCTCGTTCTAAGAAAAACAGCACCATTACTGATGAAGCATATAATAATATGAAAAAGGGTTTTCCTAAAAAGAAAAAGAAAAAGAAGAAAAGTACATAATGTCTATTCCTCCTATGGTTAATATTGTGTGGCTAGATACTAATGAATGTAGTTTATCTGTATGGCAAACCAAAGTAGAACTCTTAGAAAGCAAACCCTGTATTATTGACTCTATGGGTTATCTCGTAGAAGAAAATGAAGAATATATAATTATATCAGCAGATAAAGATTATAATAATGAAGATGATATCTTTGGTCGATCCCAAGTTATTCCCAAAGGTATAGTAAAAGAAATACAGTATTTAACAATCAGATAAAACTATAGATTCTTTTAATGAAGGTTATAACACTTAATACATAGGTGTGTTTTAAAATTACCAATGTATGAATAAATTTTAATCTCCATCATCATTGATTGAGTGTATTCTTTATAACAGCTATTGCATTTATATATAAAAAATGGATCTTGTTTTGATGGTGTCTGATTAGTCATTTTTTTTTATGTTTTTCTTTTTCTTCCTTAGATCCTGCCTTAAAACCTAGATTGTATGCGTATTGTAATAGTCTATGTACTTCTATAAGTGGCTTTGATAAGTTAGGTTTTTCCACAAATAAATCTGATACTTTTGGTTCTTTAATCATTTCATTTATCCTTTGAACATAAGCTGATAATATCCTTCATTTCACTTGACCAACAGAACCAACTGTCACCCATGTAGTTATTTAAGATTGGATTATTAGGTTCTCTTTTTCTTGCTTTAAAAATTTCCCTTTGAATAGTTCTTTCATGTTTTCCAAAAAACTTTGCTAAGTCTTTGTAATATAGTGGTTTATCTTCCATTAAATTAATTCTCCCTGTCTAGTATCTAGGGGTTTCCATACATAGTCATACAACTTATATTTCTTCCCATTATATCTTGAGACACATTCAGTAATGTAATCTCTCTTTTCTAATTGTTCAATCGTTAGTATCATCTGATCGTCTTTAAATAAAACCCTCATAGGTTCTTTTTTCTTTATTTGTTTTTCAACAACATCTTCCCTCAAGGATATTCTTCCATTCCAAACTTTCTTAACTTCAAAATTCTTCATGTTAAAAAACTCCCTAATTTCATTTCTGTTCTTTTTAATGCGTTTTGATCTAAGATCATTTGTATTTTAGTTTCTATTCTTTCCAACTCCACAAATGCGTTATCCATTTTTTCCCTATCTTTATCTATTTCTAGATTACAAGCAAGGACATCTTCAGTTTGTCTTGCTTTAGCTTTTGCTGTTTCTACAGTAACTTTTTCGTTAGATCCATGCAGTATCTTTAGATAAGCAGTATCATAGACATGATCTTTAATTCTTATTGATCTGTCGTAATACCTTTTTGAATCACGATAATTTTTTACTGCTTCTGCTTTTGCATTAGCAATAGCTTCAGGACTATACCCTTCCATTAGTTTAATTCCTTATGTGCTATTTTCTTTTTAAGGATATCTGAAACATAGTCATTATACTCTTTACTAAATTCAGCTTCCTCATGGTGTTCTCTACATAAAGGTGCTAGATTACTAGGAACATCAAGTAACTTACTTGAACCCATTCCTCTTTTAATTAAGTGGTGTGTGTCTACTGCCTGATTACCACATACAATACACTCAATATCTTCAGGAATTTTATATCCCCAATAATCACATAAAACTTTAGTATGTTTTTTCAAATCACTTGTCCTATCTGTTTCTAAATCTATAATCCAATCTTTAAATTTACTCATCTTTTTTACTCAACTGATCTCCTATTGCCCACACCATTAAAGCTATTAGTAATAAAACTAATAACTGTAATGATGCTAAAATTACCAAAGTCATTAAAAAGGAATATCTTCCCTAGAGGTATTTATTGGTGTAGGTTCTTCTA